TTTGCGGTCGAGACGGCGGAGGACGGGTCGCAGATCGTGCTGACGAATGTGTGTAGCGCGATTCTGCGCTACACCGTGATTGTGACCGACACCACGAAGTTCAGCCCGCTGTTTACGCTGGCGCTGAGCCACCTGCTGGCCTCGCAGCTCGCCGGGCCGATCATCAAGGGCGACGCCGGCGCCGCGGTGTCGCAGGCGCAGCTGCAGCTCTTCGGGGCGCTCAAGGGCCAGGCCACGGCGAGCGATGCTAACCAGCGCAAGACGAACGTGCAGCCGTCGCCGACCTGGATCAGGGGACGCTGATGGCGAATACGCGGCCCTACTATCGAAGCTTTGCCGGCGGCGAGATCTCGCCTGAGATGTTCGGCAGGATCGACGACGCCAAGTTTCAGAACGGCGCGGCGAAGATGCTGAACTTTGCCGTCGCGCCGACCGGCGCCGCGCGGAACCGGCCTGGCTTCGCTTACGTCAACTCAACCAAAAACAATGGTGTCGCCCGGCTGATCTCCTTCACCTACAGCCTGAACCAGACTATGGTGATAGAGCTGGGAAACCAGTATGCGCGGTTCCACACGCTGGGCGAGACGCTGGAGTACACCGCCGTCGGCACTCCAGCCTGGGTTGCGCCATCGGGAACCATAGGCTACTCGCTCACGACGCCGGGCGTGATCACCTGGGCCGGACATGGGCTCACGACAGGCGATCCGATACGGTTTTACGTGTACGGAAGTTCGACGCCGCCGGCGCTGCCTGGCGGGATGCAACTGGCATACACCTACACCGTAGTAGTGATCGACGCGAACACGTTCACGCTTCTCGACGCGTCGGGCAGTCCCGTCGCGCTAACCGGAACGGCAATCGGGGGAACGCCGACCGTTTACGCCGGCTCGGGCTCGACATCTGTTTCGCTCAGCCTGGCCCCAAACCAATCGTCGAACGCGACATCGTCAACCCTTGGAGGCCTCGCCAGTACGCCGGTCTCCCTGGGGATTGCGACGCTGAACGCAGATATCGACGTGTCGATCTACGAATCGGGAGGCGCCGGAACCGCGCTCTTCGAATACTCGACGGACGGCGTTCACTGGGAAGAGTTTTACGGCGCCGGCAACTCCGAGACCTCAAGCGTCAGCGCTTCGATCCCGATCGCGAACCTCGACCTGCTGCAGCTTCGAGTGGTGGCGGGCGGAGGGACGGGCCCTTCCGGAAGCGTGTCAGTGACCGGCGAGATTGTGTCTTGGAGCGCGACGGTCTGGAGCGGGAGCATCCCCGGCGCCGCGCCGCTGCGCGCGTATCGCTACTACCTGCCCGGAGACGCGGTGAGCTATGGGGGCGCGACGTATGCCGCCGCCGTTGCCGACAATGGGGGCCTGACGACGCCGGGAACCAATGCGCAGGTGTGGTTTGCGCAGCCCCTTGGGCAACCCTACGAGATTCCCACCCCGTTTCTGGCGGCCGATCTGTTCCAGACCCATTACGTGCAGAGCATGGACGTGATGACGCTCGTGCACCCGAACTATCCGCCGCAGGAACTGAGGCGGCTGGGCGCGATGAAATGGACGCTGACCCCCATCGACTTCGGGCCGCCGCTGCCCACTCCGCAAGGTGTGGGAGTGACGGCGTCGCCGGGATACCTTGCACAGATCTCAACGGTGACGAACGGCGGCGGCAATGCGCTCATTACCACCGCCTCCAATCACACGCTGGCGCTGGGAGACGGCGTCTACGTCGCGACCTTCACCTACACCCCTATCTCCGGCCCCCCGCAGGTGCTCGACGGGTTCTACATGGTCTCGGAGGTGCCCGTCGACGGGAGCGGAAACCTGATCCCCGACGAGCTTTACCTGATGGACTACAGCGGAAACAATCTTGCGTTCGGGTCCGGAACCTACTCATCCGGCGGGACGATCCAGTTCGGCACGAAGATCTTCAACATCACGAGCGTCTACGCGGTGCAGGCGATCGGCACCGATGGGGTGAGCGCGGGCGCGCTCTCGGCGCAGTGCTCGGTGCTGAACAATCTCGACGTGCCGGGAAGCTACAACACAATCGCGTGGGACGCCGCGGCCGGCAGCGCGAGCTACAACGTCTATAAGCAGCTCAATGGTCTGTGGGGCTTCATCGGGAACACCCAGGCGCTGACGTTTGCGGATAACAACATCGCGCCCGACATGGGCATCACGCCGGGCACTCCGGACCCGGTCTTCTCCGGCCCTGGCAACTACCCTGGCGCAGTGAGCTACTTCCAGCAGCGGCGCTGCTTCGCTGGCAGCGGGAACGATCCCGACAGGCTGTGGATGACGAACTCCGGCACTGAGAGCATGGTCACCTACTCGCTTCCGTCGCTCGACACCGATCGCATTTCGATAAGAGTGGCCGCGCTGAGGGCGGACGTAATCCAGCACCTCGTTCCCATGCTGCAACTGATCCTGCTGACGAGCGAGTCGGAGTTCGCGCTTACGCCGGGGGGGACCAACGCCGTGACGCCGAGCACGGTTTCGGTGAACGCGCAGAGCTACATCGGGGCGAGCCAGGTGCAGCCTACGATCATCAACGTCACCATGGTCTACGCGGCCGCGCGCGGCGGCCATGTGCGCGAGCTGGGCTACGCCTGGACCGTGAACGGCTACTCGACCGGAGATCTGTCACTCCGGGCCGCGCACCTGTTCGACACCTTCACGATCGTCGACCAGGCGTACTCGAAGTCACCCTTCCCGATCGTGTGGTTTGTGTCGAGCTCGGGCAAGCTGCTGGGGCTGACCTACATCCCCGAGGAGCAGCTCGGGGCCTGGCATCAGCACGAGACTGAGGGCGTCTTCGAAAGCATCGCGTGCGTGGCGGAAGGCAGTGACGACGTTTTGTACGCCGTGATCAACCGGACGATCAACGGAAACACGGTGCGCTACGTGGAGCGCATGGCGTCGCTGGTGTTCGACGGCAACATCGAAGACGCGTTCTATGTGGACGCCGGCGCAACGCAGACCTTCGGGAGCCCGGTGAGCGAGATCTCCGGGCTGACCTGGCTGGAAGGCGCGACCGTGGCCGTGCTGGCGGATGGCGGCGTGCAAAAGCAGAAGGTTGTGACGGGCGGCTCTATTACGCTGGACCACGCGGCAAGCGTGGTTCAGGTGGGACTCCCGTACGTGAGCGACCTGGAGACCCTGCCGGCGGTGCTGCAGATAGACGGGTTCGGCCAGGGCCGGGCCAAGAATATCAACAAGGCCTGGGTGAGGGTTGTGCAGTCGAGCGGCATCCTGGTAGGGCCCGACGAGGATCACCTGGTCGAGGTTTCGCAGCGGATGAACGAGCCGTGGGGATCGCCGCCTGATCTGAAGACCGGCGAAGTATTCATTCTGGAGTCGCCGGAGTGGCAGGCGGGCGGCCAGACGCTTATTCGGCAACAGAACCCGCTGCCGCTCATTGTGGCGGGGCTGACACTCGAGGTGGCCATCGGTGGGTAGCTCTTCTGTAGTTCCTCAGTGGGGCGCGAACGACCCCAGCCAGATTCCTGGCGGCTCGCCGAGCTTTCTGACTTCAAGCTGGGATAGCCTGCAGAACTGGTTTACCGGCGGCAACGCCAACACGACAGGCATGTCGCCCGCGATGGCGTCGACGGCAAAGGCAGGGCAGTCGCTCTCGAATATCGGCCTGATCACGTCGATCCTGGGCGGCGTCGGCTCGGCCGTCGGCGCCTATTACCAGGCGAAGACGGCGCAGTATCAGGACAAGAGCCAGGCTTCGAGCTACGCCTTTCAGGCCGATATGGCGTCGCTCAACAAGAGCCGCGAAGAGATGACGGCGCAGTCGATTCTTGAGGCGGGGAAAGCGCAGGTGGGCGCGTACACCTTGCAGGCAGGGCAGCAGAAGGCCGGCGCAACGGCCAGCATGGCGGCGCGCGGGATCGCGCTGGGGACCGGGACGACGGCGGATATCTCCGCCAGCCAGGACATCGAGAAGAGCCTGAACGTGCTGGCTATCAATTCAAACGCGACGCGGCAGGCTTGGGCGGCTCGCGAGCAGGGAACGAACTACGGCAATCAATCTCTCCTGGACCGGACGAGCTCGGTGAACGCGCTGCGCTCGGCGGCTTCAATCAGCCCGGCGGGCAGCGCGGTGAACAGCCTGCTGGGAACTGCGACGCGGGTTGCGGGGCAGTGGGACTGGAACCGCTGGATGCAGATGCGCCTGGCGCAGGGCGCGCCTGTGCCGCAAGTGGGGATAGGTTAATATGCCGACAGTTCCTGAAAACTTCGCGCCCAGCGTCAGCCAGGGCGACATGCCTACAGTGCCGACGGGCGGCCCGTGGGTTGCTCCGATGCGCAACGCCGCGCCTGGAGCGCTGCAGCAGACGGGGCAGACTCTTGAGCAGCAGGGCGCCGGCGAGATGCGCCTCGGCAACACGATCGGCGATCGCGTGCAAGACACGATGAACGACGCCAACACCAAAGCGGCGGAGACGCAGTTCCTTAAAAGCTCGCTGCCGCTTCTGGGGCAATACAAGACGACGGAGGGCCTGAACGCGACAAATCAGTTCGACCCGACTGCGCAGGCGATCGCCAAGGCGCGGCAGGACGCGCGCTCGACGTTGACCAACCCGATCCAGCAGCGGATGTACGATCTAGCCACGAACGATCACATGGTGACGTTTGGCTCGCAGATGGCCGACCATGAGAATGTGCAGCGGATCCAGTACGGCAAGGATCAGGCCAAGAACAGAGCTGAGGGATTGAACGCGATGTCGACGCTCGACGTCGCCGGCAGGAACCGCGACGACTCCAACTTTGCCAAGCTGGGCGCGCAGAGCGATCAGGAAGTGCTGAACTATGCCGGACTCAACGGCGTTGCGCCGGACAGCCCGCAGGCCGAGGAGATGCTGCGGCAGAACCGGACGACCAGGTACCGCGCGGTGATCACCTCGTTGCTTGACCAGCACGCCTACAACGAGGCCGGCGACTTCTTTACGGCGCATCAGCCGGAGATGGACGTGAAGCAGGCGGAGCTGCTGGGCAACGCCGTCAAGACGGCCTCGCAGGCCGAGCAGGTAACGGACTTCCGCGATCGGGCGATCCAAAGCGTGCAGAAGGTCCAGGGCGCTGGCCCGTTGTCTCAGCCAGTCCCCGCTGGCACAATCTCCACGACAACCGGCGTCGACGGCATCGACATCCACGCCGCGTCCGGCACCAGCGTGAGAGCACCGGCGAGCGGGACGGTAACGAAGGTGTGGACAAGCCCGGACCAGGGGCTGAGCGCGCAGATCGCGCTGCCGAACGGCTACACGGCGACCCTCAGCGGCCTGGGCGCGGTGAACTACAAGGAAGGCCAGAAGATCACGCAAGGGCAGGAGCTGGCGCTCAGCGGTCAGGACGACAGCGGCCGCGCTGTGACGCACTACGCAATCAGCGATCCGGATGGGAAGTATGTGGACCCGCGCGCGGCGGTAAGCTCGCCGCTCGATCCGAAGAACTTCTCTGCCCCGGCCGACGAGGAGAAGGCGCTGGCGTGGATCAGCTCGAACGTGAGCGACCCGGTACAGCGGCGCGAGGCAGAGACGCAGGTGAGTAAGCTCGCCAACATCAACCGCGACAACATGGCGCAGGAGCACCAAGCGGCGCTGAAGACGGCGACGGACTTCTGGTTCCAGAACGGGCAGTCGCTGGACAACCTGCCGGCCGGCGTCAAGATGCAGCTCACGCCGACAGACCTCGCCGGATTCAACGAAAAGGCCAAGCAGCAATACCTGCTGAACCAGGCGGTGAAGAGCGAGTCGGAAGTGGGAACGCTGGCGAAGTGGATCGCCAACCCTGAAACCATGACCGTGGACGCGGTGAATCAGGCCTACGCGCAGGGGCAGCTCTCGAACGCCTCTTATCTGCGATCGCTGGGAACGGCCAAGCAGCTCGCCGAGAACCCGTCGAAGGTCGACGGGCAGAAGGTGATCGCGGCCGATGTTGACAACCAGGCGATCGACAACACGCTGTTGCAGAACGGGCACAAAGACCTGGTGAACGCGAAGGACGGCACGCCCCAGCAGGCGCAGAAGGTGGCGCTGTGGACTGAGATCAAGGATCAGATCGACGCCGAGCAGACTGCGGCGAACAGGCCGCTCACGCGGGAGCAGAAGCAGTCGATCATCGACCAGACGATTCTTCACGGACAGTTCCTGACCACGCCCGGCGGATGGTTTTCGAGCGGCAAAGCCGAGGCTCCATGGGAGCTGCCGCCGGATCAGCAGGCGAAGGCAACCTTTACCTCGTCGAGCGGCCGCGCAGTTCCCTACCAACCCATTCCGCCGGCTGCGCGCACCGCGGCGATCCAGAGCCTTGTGCAGCGCCAGCAGCCCATCAGCGAGCAGAACATCTATGACACCTGGGTGAACTCAGGCATGGTAGGAGCGCGGAAATAGCATGAGCTCACCCACAAACCCACTGATCCAGTCGCCGGACGACCAGGCGATCCAGGCCTCGATCGCGGCGTACACTGAGCAGCAGCTGCAGGCGCAGAACGGCCGGCTGCAGGCCTCGATCGCCGCGGCCTCGCAGAAGGATCCGGGTGTAACGGCCGAGGCGCAGCGCCTTGGGCTGCAGCTCGGCGTCGGCTCCGACATCGCGTCGCGGAACATGGACCAGGTGCGCAAGATGGCGCTGGTCGAGCAGGTGGGCAGCGCAAACTTGCCGCAGACATCTCCCAAGCTGGCGAAGATGCTGGAGGATCCGGAGTTCTCGGGCGTGGCTTACGATGACCTGGGCAGCCTTAGCCGCATCGAGAATGGCACGGCGCAGATGCGCGCCTACGAGCCGACGTGGTCGGACAGGAACTACGCCGCCGGGGAATGGGTCAAGCGAAACGTGGGGCACGCGGTGATGGAGTTCCCGCCGACGCGCTTTGCGGCGGACACCGTTGCCGGTGCCGCTGGGATGGTCGGAAACATCGGGTCCTTTGTTGGGATCCATGGCGACGGGCCGACGCGGCAGAATGCGCTGCAGCGGCTCGACGCCGGGACGACTGGGGAGAACTTCGGACTTGCGCCTGGCGGGAACGACGCGGAGATGAAGGTAGCGGGGCCTCTGCTCGCGACACTTCCAATCAGCGCCGGCGTGGGCTTTGTGTCGAAGGCTCTGGGGCTGAGCGAGAACGCTGCGAAGGTGCTGACGGCGCTGGGCGTGGGCTCTGCCTTCTCGGCCGACCAGGGCGGCGGGACGTTCACGCAACTGGCGAGCGCAGGTAAGACCGATGCCGAGGCGCGGGACGCGGCCGACAAGGTTTTCGGAATGACGCTGCCCTTCAACGCGGCGATGGGACTGACGGACTTCGTTCCATTCCTGAAGCGCAATCCGTTGCTGGGTTCAATCGGCGTGGGCGGAGCGACGGGAGCGACGGGCCAGCTTGCGCAGAACCTGGTGACGGGGCAGCCGTGGTTGAAGGACTTGGGCACGGGCGCATTGCAGGGCGCGGCGGTGATGGGCGGGATGCACCTGGGCTTCGCGGGCCTCGGGTTCCATGACGAACTGGCGGCGACGACGGCCGCGGTTGAGGCCTCGAAGCTGCGCACGCGCTCGCCCGAAAAGTTCCAGTCGTTTGTGGATGCGGCCACCGAGGGACAGGAAAGCCTGCGCGTTCCGGCGCAGGAGTTCGTGAACTACTTTCAAGGCAAGAAGCTGGACCCTGCCGTGATGGCGAACCAGCTTGGCGTGACGAACCTGGCGGAGGCGGCGGCGGCGGGATCGGATCTGGAGATCCCGAAGGCGAACTTCTTTGGCAAGCTCGACCCAGAGCATCAGAAGGGGCTGCTGCCTGACGTCGTGAATCCATCGACCGAGATGAGCATGCGCCAGACCGTGGCGGCATCGAAAGAGATTGACGACTGGGCCGCGGGCGGAGGACTGCAGAAGCTGCAGGAGGAGTATGCCAAGGCGGACGCGGAGACGCAGGCAACGCCGGAGTGGAAGGCAGTCCACGACGACCTCAAACAGAGATACGTCGACGCCGGCGAGAAAGAGCCCGTGGCCGAGAGCTACGCGACGCTACAGGCGAATGCGGTCTCCAACCTGGCCAGGAAGGCAGGCCTGAATCCCGAGGAGCTGCTGGCGCTGCACAACCCCGACATCAAAGTGGGAGAGCCGCCGGAGACCGTGCTCTATCAGTCGGGCGTCCCGATCGGAGGCGTCGAGGGGAAGAGCGCGACGTTGCTGACGCCAAGCGGTGGGAGAACGGCGCAGTACAAGCTTGTCGAGGCCGCCGATCTTACGCCGTCGCACAATCCGGTGACGTTCGCGAAGAATCCCGAGTACCCGACGGGCGTGCAGGAGCGGGCCTACGACACCTCGAAAGAGGCGCAGGCGCGCGTGATCGACCAGGCGCAGAACTACGAGCCTGCGTACACCGTCAACACGAATCCGGATGCGGTGAACGGGCCCCCCGTTATCACGCCGGATGGTACGGTGCTGGGCGGCAATTCGCGGGCGATGAGCACCATCCGCCTCTATCGCGACGGAGATCCCGAAGCCTATCGCGAGGAGCTGAAGCGCGGGGCGGCGAACTTCGGGTTCCAGCCGGAAGATGTCGACGCGATGAAGGAGCCCGTGCTGGTACGCCAGATCGCCGCGCCGGCGGACACGGAGTCGCTGCGCAAGCTGGGGTCGGAGCTGAACAAGTCGGCGACCGGAGCGCTTGGCGTTTCGGAGCGGGCGGTGAGCGCGGGGAAAGGCATCAAGCCGGAGACGCTGCGCTGGGCTTCTGACACGATGGACGCCGAGGACTCGAGCCTTCGCGAGTTCCTGGGCAAGCACGGCAACGAGGTTGCGCGCAGGCTGACGCAGGACGGCGTGATCACGGATCGGGAGCGTCCGCAGTTTGTCGACGCGGCGACGGGAGGGCTGAGCGAAGAGGGCAAGACCTTCACGGAACGGGCTCTGCTGGGCTCTGTGCTTGACGATCCGCGCCTGATGGATGCAGCGCCGAAGTCTGTCCTGCAGAAGCTCGAGCGGTCGCTCGGCGCGATCACTTCGTTTGCAGGGCGCGACGACGAGTGGAACCTGTTGCCGGCGATCCGCGCAGCCGTGGGGGAACTGGGCTCGATTCAGCGCGAGGGTACAAGCGTTGAGATGCGGCTGGGGCAGACCTCTCTTTTCGGCGAGGAACGCGATCCGCTGGTGGACGCTCTGGTGCGCGCCCTGGACGGCAAGCCGACCGCGGCGAAGGAGGCATTTGAGAAGTACGCTCGGGATGCCGACGAGAACAAGCCGGGCCAGACGCGGATGTTTGAGCCGGGCGAAGCTTTTGACGCCTTCAATCACGCGTTTGGGTCTAAACTAACAGACAAGGAGTTTCAGGATGGTATCGACAGAGCGCAAGGCAAGAACCCGCCAACTGATGCAGACCTACCTGGCGCTGCCGCCGGGAGTGAGGGAGCAGGCGGTGAGCAATCAGGCGGCGAAGCTCGACCAGCAGGCGGCGATGGCGCTGACGCCGCAGGGCGCGAACCCGAACGCGCCGCCGGAGGAGATGAATCCGCAGATGGCGGCGCGGCTGAACGAGCAGATGCCGTTCATGCAATAGCTGGAGACAAGCGCGGCTGGTTCCGTATGCGGCCGGACGGCAGCTACGAGATCGGCAAGACGAAGGTGGGCGACTTCTCGACCTTTGTCCACGAGCCGGCGCACGCATATCTTGAAATGTTCCGCGAGCTGACGCAGCGCGAAGGCGCCAGCGAGACGCTGAAGGACGACTTTGCGAAGATCGCAACCTGGCTGGGGACGACACCCGAAGAGGCGTATCGCGACGGCTTCACACGTGAGCAGCACGAGAAGTGGGCGACGGCCAATGAGCAGTACCTGCGCGAGGGCAACGCGCCCAGCTCGGGACTGCGGAAGGTGTTCGATCACTTTGCGGTTTGGCTGAAGAGTGTCTACGGCCGCGCGTCGCGGCTGGGCGTGGAGCTGAGCCCGGAGATCCGTGGGGTAATGGACCGGCTCTACCAGAGCGAGGACGCCGTGAACCGGGCGGCGCTGGAGAGCGGCCGGCCGCTGTTTGAGGGCGAGAACGCCGACGCCGCGGGGTGGAGCGAGCAGGAGCAGCAGAACTACGCCGACGGCAAGGGCCTGGAGCTCGAGAAGGCGCGGGTGCAACTGCAGCGGGAGCTGGCCGAGGCGGCGCTGCGCGATCGCACGGACAAGTGGCGCGAGGAAAAGAACAATGTCCGCGATGCCGTGACGCAGGAAGTGGACAAGCGGCCGGAGTACACCGCGATCAGGTCTCTCCGTAAGGGCGCTCTGGACGACGGCACGCCGCTGACGCTGAACCGCGACGAGCTGGTGAGGCAGTTTGGCGAAGACCGCGTGAAGGATCTGCAGCGCCGGCACCCGATGCTCTACCGGGCGGAGGGCGGGACGGACGCGGAGACCGCGGCTGAATTGTTTGGTTACGGCTCGGGCGAAGAGATGATGCGGGCGCTGGAGACGGCGCCACGGCGTGCCAAGGCCATTGAGCAGGCGACGCGCGACTACATGACCGCCAAGCATGGGGACATCCGCTACGACGGCAGCCTGGGCGACAAGGCGCGGCTGGCTGTCGAGAATGACGAGCGGTCGAGGAATCTGCACAGGGAACTGACGGTGCTGCAGGTGAAGGTGGCCGACCTGAAGTCGAAGGCCGACGCCTCGAAGGCCGCGATGGCTGGGATCGCCGACAAGATCGCACCGCTGGAGCACTACCAAGAGGCCGCGCGGCAGATGGTGGAGCAGAAGGCGATCGCGGACCTGCAGCCAGGGCGGTACCTGACGGCAAGCCGGATGGCGTCGCGGGAGGCCTTTGACGCGCTGCGCAGGGGCGACGTGGAGAAGGCGGCCGACGCCAAGAACAAGGAGCTGCTGAACCACTTCCTGTTTCGCGAGGCCTCGGCGGCGCGCGACTATGCCGACAAGTTCGAGAGCTACGCGAAGCGTGTGCAGTCGAAGGGGATCCAGCAGCGGCTGGGCCTGGCGCAGCAGAGCTCGGGCGTGGACTATCGCGACCAGTTCAACTGGCTGCTGGCCAGGTATAAGCTCGGGCCGCAGTCAGCGATGCCGGAGCGCTCGCTGCGCGCGTGGGCTGACGAGGTGTACGGCCAGGGCAACGAGCCGGCGATCGATCCCGCGATACTCGACAGCAACAAGTTTGCGGATTATCGGAGCGTGCCGCTGAGCGAAGTGCGCCAGGTGCATGACGCGCTGGTGAATGTGCGCCACCTGGCGCAGCAAGAGTTCAAGATGTTCGTGCAGGGCAGGCAGGTGGCGTTTGCCGACGCCAAGCAGAGCATGATTGAGGCCGCGCGGGAGAATCTGCGGACGAAGCCGGAAACGGTCTTCGAGGAAAACCGGACGGCCGGTGATCGGGTTGCGGGTGGTTTTGCTGCCGGCGACGCGCTGCTGATCCGCATGGAGCGCCTGGTGGAGTGGCTGGACGGCGGCAAGACAGGCCCGTGGCACGACAACCTGTGGAACCTGGCCTCAGACTCGCAGGGCGACGAATACGCGCTCCAGGAGCAGGTGACGAAGCCTATCCTCGATGCGATCCACAACATCCCCGAGTCGATGCGGACGGATCTCTGGGATCGCAAGGTTACGGTGGAGGGCGTCGGCGAACCGCTCACTCGGCGCAGGATGCTCTCGATCGCGTTCAACATGGGCAACGAGGGGAACCTCGACCGCCTGCGCAAGACCTTTGCCTCGTTCGGTTGGGACCCCGATGCGATCCGGACCATTGGCGGAATGCTCACGCGCGAGGAGTGGGGATTTGTGCAGGGGGCGTGGGACTCGCTGAAGCCGATCGGCGATCGTATGCGGGAGATGGAGCAGCGGCTGACCGGGCTGCCGCCCACAATGGTGAAGGCGACGCCCTTCAAGGTTGGGCTGGCAGACGGCACGGAGATGGAGCTCGACGGCGGCTACTACCCGATCAAGATGGATCAGCGATTCTCGGAGCGGGCGATCCAGCAGGATGCCAAGGAGACCGCGCAGAACGCGATGCAATCGGGCTATGTGCGAGCGACCACGTCGAAGGGTTACACGAAGGAGCGGTCAGGGTTCGGAGGCCCGCTGGATCTCGACTTCGAGCGTGTGCTGACGGATCACCTGGCCAAGTCGACGAAGGACATCTCTCACCGGGAGTTCATGCTGGCCTCGCAGCGGCTGCTGCTGGACACCGAGGTGCGCAGGGCGCTGCGGGAAACGCTGGGCCCCGCGTATGAAAGACAGTTCATGCCCTGGCTGCGCACGATCATCAACGACCGCAACGGCAGCACCGGCCAGGGCGTGGAGGCTATGAGCCATTTGCTGCAGACGCTGCGCGGCAATGTTGTGACGGCGGCTCTGGGATTCAAGGTTTCGACGGCGCTCTTGCAGATCACGCATGCGCCGAGAATGATGCTCTACGCGCGGCCGGGATCGATCGCTCAATCACTCGTCGATTTTCTAGCGCATCCGGTGGAGATGACGCAGTCGAACCAGGAACTCTCGCGCAACGAGATGCGCTTCCGAGGCGACAACCTGGACCGCGACATTCGAGGAGTACTCCAGGATCCGGCCTACCGCGAGGGTTACGAGCACAAGGTATCCACGGCCGCGCGGTGGACGCTGCAGACGATCGATCATTTGTTCAGTCACACGCTGTGGCGAGCTGCCTATCGCGATGGCTTGGCGAAGTACTCGGAGCTGCCTGAGGGTGAGGCGAGCCAGAAGGCTGTGTACGAGGCGGACAGCGCGGTGCGGCTGGGACTGGGAACGGCGGCGCCGAAGGATCTGCCGGCGATCATGCGCAACAACGACTGGAACAAGATGGTGACGACGCTCTACGGATTTCACAACGGCGTCTATAACCAGATGCGCGACATCGGGCATCAGTTCCGCTACGACCGCAACGTGGGCAAGCTGACCTACGCGGGAATCCTGACGGCCGTCGTGCCTGCGTTACTGGGATCGCTGGTGACGGGAGACGGGCCGAAGGACGGCGAGAATGTTGGATCGTGGGCAGCCAAGCGGGCGCTGTTGTTCTCGGCCGATACCATTCCGTACCTGCGGACAGTGGCTCAGTACATGGGCAGCGGCCGCGACATGCAGTTCACGCCGATCGAGAACGTGCTGCAAAACGGAGCGAAGGCGCTGATGGAGGCGCGGAGTGACAAAGAAGACAAGGACTGGACGGGGATCGGGCTGGACGCGGCCGGCGCGGCTGGCTCGCTCTTTGGGGTGCCTGGATCGCAGCAGGCGGTGAAGACGCTGAAGTACTGGCACCGAGCCAGCGAGGGGAAGGTCGAGAATCCTAACTTGTGGAACGCGCTCGTGGGAGGGCGCTAGAAGGTAGCTAGTCGCATAGCAGTGCCGACGTCTTGGTGCCAAACGTAGCGCGGCGAGCCAGCTCCTCCCTGAGGACGCGTATCTCGATCTCATACTTGGCACACCGCTTTCTCATATCTTCAAGTTCTGCGGCTTGCCGGCCATGATTAACTGATTCGGCGAACTCTGCAGCCTTGCGTCTCTGCGCTTCGCGCTCTGCCGCAGCCTTTATGGGCGCTCCTAGGTGTAGCCGCTCAGGGGGCGCGGCTGTTCGCTCATAGATCCACAGACCGGAGCGGGCACCGGCTGCTGCAAAAACCGCGACGAACACGGTGTACAGAAACGCGGCCAATCTCCCGTGCCCAACCCAACTGGGCATGCGCACGAACAGCGCGACGAACGCGATAGCGGCGATTATGCCGCCAACAAAGCATATGTAGCCCCAGTCCGGTTTCGGTTTGAGCATCTCTTTACCCCTTTCTTAACCGCAATAGTCTAGCACGCACCCGTGCCCGCGTTTTCAGGCGCTTGCACTTCAACGCTCGTTTTTTAGGAGTAACCATGACCATCAGCTCGACCAGCCGCATAGCGGGACCGTTCGCGGGGAACGGCTCGGCCGCCAGCTTTCCGTTCACCTTCAAGGTCTTCGACGAGACCGACCTGCTGGTGGAAACGCTGAATGTGTCGACGTCGGCGATCGCCGCGCTGGCGCTGACGACGAACTACACCGAGACGCTGAACGTCGACAAGGACGCGACTCCCGGCGGCTCGATTACTTTGACGGGCGGCAACCTGGCCACCGGCTTTACGCTGATCATCACCACGGACATTCCCGAGCTGCAGAATCTCGACCTGGTGAATGGGGGCTTGTTCTATCCCGACACGGTGAACGACGCGCTGGACCTGCTGACCGTGCTGGTGCAGCAGCTGATGGCGCAGGTGTCGCGGTGCGTGCAGATACCGCTGGTCGACAGCGGAATCGACACGACGCTGCCTCCCGCGGCGGCGCGCGTGGGACTGCTGCTGGGGTTCGACGGCGGCGGAGCTCCGGAGCTGGTCGAGCCGGGCTCGGGCGGAGGCGGCGGGGGCGGCGGAACGCTCGCCTGTGTGCCCTGCCTGGGGACGACGCCGGGAACCGCGTTCACAACGCCTACGAATGTTTCCGGGGAGATTCTCCAGGTCTTCTACCGCGGGGTTCTGCAGCGGATCGGCGTGGGCCTCGACTGCACGGTGAGCGGAAACAACATCACGATGAATTCGACCGTCACCGCGCCGCCCCAGGCGACCTACGCGGCAGGCGGAGCGGGCTCGCTGGTTTGCGTGCCCTGCACCGGGGCGACGCCGGGAACCGCGTTCGCGACGCCCACGGCCGTCTCAGTGGGAGTTCTTCAAGTCTTCTACCGTGGAGTGCTTCAGCGCATCGGCGTGGGTCTCGACTGCACGGTAAGCGGAAACAACATCACCATGAACTACAGCGTCAACGAGGTGCCTTATGCGACGTATCAGTAAGCTTTTCAGCCTGGCGATTGTCGCCGGAACGGCCCTCATTGCGGGGGCTCAACAGCAGCTCGATCCGACCTCGGAGATCCAGTGGAACCTGGCTGCCGGCGCCGGGGCTCCCAGCGCCGGCTGCACGCAGAACGGCCAGTACGCGACCCAGCCGTATGGGGCGCAGTGGGGCCAGATCTACACCAACCAGACAAACGGCGACCACTACACCTGCAGCTCGGCCGGCTGGGTGAAGGTAAACGGCGCCGCTGGCGGCGGGGCTCAGTTTGCCGCGGACGGCGTGATCTACATGTCGACGCAGGGCAACGATGCAAACAGCGGCCTGAGCCCGGCGCTGGCCAAGCTGACGCTCGGAGCGGCCTATGCGGCGCTGCCGTCGAACGGCGGCCAGATCGTTGTGGCGTCGGGGCAATATGTGCTCGGCTCTGCCGTCGTGATGGCGACGGCTTCGAAGTTTCTGCGCCTGACCTGCGCGACGCCTGGTGATTTTGGGAATGCCGGCGTGACCTTCGAGTTCGGGCCCAGCTCAGGAACGGCGCTGACGGTCGGTGGGGGCAACTCCACCTATGGCGCCGTCCAGATTGAGCACTGCACCTTTGCCGGCCCTGGCACGGGCACGTCGAGCATCGGCGTTCAGCTGGGGTCGGCGACTGTGGGATCTGTCGGGTCGATGCTGACAGACGTGGCGATCGAGGGGTTCGGGACAGGGCTCGGATTCAGCGTGGACGGAGGGGGAGGCAATAACTCCTACCTCAACACGATGGTGAACGTGCGGCTGATCGCGAACGGGACAGGCACCGTCATCCGAGGCGAGAACGAGCAGTTTGTCGGCGGAGCGATTGATGGCGGCAACGTGGGCGTCGGCTTCGGGACGTCTGGAGACGAGGTCCGCATTGCCCTCATGTCACTTGACACGCAGGTAACGAACGCAATTCAACTCTCCAACGCGAACGGACGCGGGAGCTGCACCGGCTGCCACTTCGAAGACAATGGAACGGCCTCAAACACTTATCTAGCGATCTCGGCCGGGGTCTTCGAATTTGAAGCCGGCGGCATGCAGACCGACCACATCACCGGCACGTACCCGGGATTTATCCAGCAGTCGGGCGGTAATGTTGTCCTGAACGACGTGGAGCTGTGGAGCTCCGGAGCGACGATCACGCAGGTTGACCACATCACCGGCGGCAACGCGCGCATCAACCCCATCAATTTGTACCCGGCTCAGATCCTCGCGAACTACTCCGGGGCTACGCCGACCGGGTACACGGCTGGCATGGTGTTCTCGTGCAACTTCAACGTGGGATCGAACAACCCGGAATGCGCGCTGCAGGGGCAGCTTCCTGAGTTCAATTTGATCGACACGACGGCCTTGGGCCAGAATTGGGGTTGGCGTGCAAACGGCGGCTTTATGGACTTCGTCAACCGCTCGGCCGCGGCTGTGCGGCTTGCGATCGACCCCAGCGGGAACATCTTCTTCGGCGGCCACACCAACGTCGTCTTTCCCTGGACGCTGACCGGGTATAACGGCAACGTCAGCGGCGTGAAGATTCCGCTCGCCCTGGGGTGGGGCACGCCCAGCACGCTGACCACCGTTTGCCACGATGCGAACGGAAACCTGACCGACACGGGCTGCCCAGGATCCTCTTCGTCCGCCCCTAATTTCCCAGCGAACCCGCAGACAGCAACCTACACAGTTCTGGCTTCGGACTTCTCGTCATTCAAGAACATCACCGTGGCGTCGGGCACCTTCACGATCACGCTGGTCGCGTCCGGATCGCAGCCGGCGAACGGGCAGGGCGTGTGGATCTCGAACTACGGATCCGGCGTGATCACGATCGCGCGCAATGGGCAAAACATCAACGGCGGAGTGTCGAGCTTGACGCTTGCAGCCGGATCGGCGACCGCGCCCACCGCGGCCTTCATCATGTCGGACGGAGCCAACTACTTTGCGGACCTGCTCCCGGCCTCGGCCGGCGGCGCGATCTACCCAGGCCCGGGCGTGCCTCAATCGACGGGTAGCGCGTGGGGGACCTCAATCACGCTTGGCTCGGGCATGGCGGCGGCGATGGCTGGCGCGGTTAATGCAGTGGGCGGCGTGCCCACCATTCAGAGCTATCAGACTCCCACAACTTCATCGAACGCGGTCGCTGTCAACTGGGCATTGGGGAACAGCGCAACCGTCACGGCGAGCGGCGGTGCGATTACCTCGTTCACTTTCTCGAATCCAGTGAGCGGCACCGTTTACAGCCTCGGCCTCTGCAATGACGGGACGGCGCGTTCGTGGTCGAACCTTCCTGCGGCATTCAAGCAAGCCGGGACCCCTCAGTTTCCGTCCGAATGCGTCTATAAAATCTGTACTTATGACGGCGCAAGCTATCAGTGCACCGGATCGAATGCGACTCCCTCAGTGGCCTATGGAACCATGCGCTCGAATCCCGGCTTTCTCGGATCGGGGCTGTTCGATTACTGGGTGGACTCGACGGCATCACTGCTCGCGGTCAACGCTGGAAGCGGGAATCTAAGTTGGACCGTCCCAGCGGGAACAAGCGGGCATCTAGTCGATTACAGTGCCACTGGAACTCCGCAAGATGTGGCGACAATTTCCATTGCCAACCTTCCAGCTCAAAGCTACCTCCCGATTGCTCCAACCGCGGACTGCATCGCGGCCAACACGCAGTCGGGCTGCAATTCGACGAATACCACCGTGAATCCTACGGGCTTCGCCAGTGGCTATACCATGCCGGCGGCGACGGTGGGAACCATCGACGGGACGCACGCGGCGATCACACTGGAAGTAGCGTATGACGGGACCGGGACGAATGTTCCGACCTTGACTGAGTATCTGTTGGCCTGCCCCGCCGCGAACTACACCGGAGCGACTGGGGTCTGCTCATCCGGCGTGGTGACCCTTTGGGCCTCGAACACGTCGGCGATCAATGGAACCTCCCTCGGGAGTGTGAGCACCTTTATCGTTGCAGCCGGTCCCACGACGGCGGGCAATTTGATTGTGCAGCGGCCCGGCGCTGGGGGATCTGGGACGGCGGCCGGGAATGGCACAACGACGAAGATCACCTGCGGAACGACTTGTACAGGCGGATCATGGTACCTATATCCGGCTTTAAAATGGTCAGCCAACACTACCGGAAACTATCGCCAGCTCACGGCGATTATCCCGATGCTCAGTGGTCCAAGTCTCTAATGAGAAAACCCATCCTCATCGCCGTTCTGCTCTGCCCGCTCTCAGCTCTGGCGGGGACGTGTAACTATTCGCCTGCCGGATCGACGGTCTCCGGCTGCCCAGCGTCCTTTGCGGCCATCGCTGGCATCACGCAAGGCTCTACGACGCCTCTCGCCATCCCGAACACCGGAGGCACGTTCAACGGCGTCACAACCGCAAGCATCGATGTGTTGTGGGGCCTGCCTTATGTCTCGGGCGGATATCATGCGCCATCGGGCGGCGCGCAATCGAGCGAAGATGTAACCGTGCTCATGCCGCATGAATGCGAAGCGGGCGGCGGGGCAACCTGCCAGATTCTCTTTTGCCAGCATCAAGGCGGGGGCTCAACGGGCGGCACAGATCAGGGAGCTAATTGCTTTGGCGATGCGACCATCGCGCAAGAGCCGATCCTTAAAGTGCAGCAGCTCATAGGCGTTCCGAATCGGGTAGGCGGAACTGGCTTCATCATCGTCCTCTGTAACTACCTGCTCACAAATTTTGGACTCGTTCCATCCGGGCCGAATCTCTTCCCTCAGCAGTGGCGCGATGCGAAGTGTGCTTACTGGTTCGTGCTGGCGGAGAGCACTTCGATCATTCCCGGCAATCGTAGTCTCGTGAGCGGGTACGGTCCCAGTTGGGGCGCGTGGATGATATGGGACATGTTCTTCACCCCCGACAATGCCTATACGAATTCCTCCTGCCTCGCGTCCGCACCTGGCTCCCCCCCCGTACCTATCGCGGTAATGGCGTGGGCGCCTATGACGTGGATGGCTCCGAGCGGGAATAATCTCTGGACGAACGGGAGCAGCCACTCAGTTCAAGCGATGGAGGGGCAATTCAACACAACCACCGAAGCGACGGCGGAGAGCACTTCTGCGGGCTTCGCCCCGACTGCCGATCCATCGCAGAACATCACGTCGGGTAACCTTTCGCTCTTCCAAAAAGGGGCGATGCTATTCCAGACCGGAACTCCCGGCCTCGATACAACCGTGCCTCCGAACTGGGGATCGGGCGCAACTCAGGGTGGCAGCAGCTTGTATGGTCCGGTGGCGGCGTTTGCCGCAATCGGACTACATCCCTACTTTCAGACAATCTCGAATTGCGTTCACGTCTGCGACATCGGAACCGCGAATCTCGGCTCACCATCCCAGATCGATGCCCTCAACTTCATCGCGGGGACGGGCCGACCTCTCGGCGGCAACATTGGCGGCGCCGGCCTGGGCGGCAACTAGAACATCTACTGCGCGGCGGCTCGGGCGAACTGATCTCGCTCGCGCTGCGGCGTGCCTGTTTCTGGAGTGCAAAATGAAGCGACTTCGCATGCGAATCGCCCTCGCCATCATTGGCCTGGCTATCGGGTTCATCTTCGGCTGCGGGCTACCTAAGCCTCCGGCTCACCCGGCGCCTGGTGTCTGGTACGTGCTGTGGAGCGCGGGCGCGGACCCTGAGATGCAGCTCGATGTTCCCTACGCGATTCCGGGCGACGGCGGGTATGTGGCCTATGTGCAGACCGCCCAGAGCGGCGCAGGTACGCCTTCGGCCATGGCGCTAACCTTCACCGTAACCGGGGCGGCCAACCTCACCGCCGCGATCCCCGACAAATACAGCATCTCTGACTTTGATCCGCCGGCGTTGCGGCTTTTCATCGAACTGCCCGGCGATAACTTCACCGAGCCGACGAAGCGGTACTGGTGCGGCGATTCAAAGGTGAACCTAACTTCCGACGGCGAGTTTGCCATTTCGTGCCCGCTCACCTTTGATCACTGGGCCGATGTGAATGGCGTGCCTGAGTTGAACCAGGGCTTCTTCGATGTCAATGTGCTTGGCCGGATGCAGTATGCCGGCTTCACGTTTGGCGGCCAGAACTATGCGGGGCACGGCGTCGGCTGCAAAAAAGAGCCGTGCACGTTCACGCTGGACAGCTGGCGGTTTCAGTGACCGCTCACGAGCTCATCGCCGATATCTTCTCGCGACCGAAACACCGGATCGCGCCGGATCTGTGCTGGGTTACGATCGACCAGTTGACCTACCTGCGCCGTCTGATCAGCCAGGACAAGGACCGGGCGAAGGTGCATCAGGGCGCACCTGGCTCGCTGGTCTGGTCTCCGGATGGCGACTGGAAGTACGTGATCACCGAAGACGCTGGCGGCCGGAAGCACAGGCTGATGCGCTCTGCGCGTGTTTCGGATCTGACGCCGTCTCTCTTCCAGGAGGATGTCGGGCCCCATTTGCGTTAACTCTATTTATCGTGACCGACTCTCTAAGGTTTGCAGATCACAATTGCGGCGAGGCCCTCGATGGCAGGCTTCCTGCTTCAGTCAGTGGCATATCGGCACCGCATGATCACTCCGGCACATTACCTTGTGCGCGGTGCGATCTACGGTCGGAAGAGATCATGCCAGACCTTCGCGCTCTTGCAGCAATGTCGGTTCAGGAGGCGGGCAGCGTCTGGACGGGACTGCGCGCGGGTCGCAACTTGAAGCCTCGCACGCACGAGTTCACGCAGTTCGCCCTCAACTCGCTCTCACGCTTCTTCGGCGATCTGCCGCTGGGCGCCGTCACCGCCGGGCACCTGCGCGAATATCAGCTTGCGCGGGCCGTGAATGAGGTTCAATTTGAAGACGGCCTGCAGCGGCCGTGGAAGCGCAAGGCCGGCAACACCTGCATCAATCACGAACTGAACGTGCTGCAGCAGATCCTGGTAGTCGGCGGACTGTGGCCACGTATTGGGCCGTGGTACGCGCCGCTGAAGGTACCGGGCTGGTCGCCGCGGGTGCTGATCGATCTCGACCAGGAGCGGCACTTGTTTGCCGCGGCCGCCGCCGACCCGCGCGCCGAGCTGGCCCTGTGGGTGGCCACCATCACGGCCAACACGTCGGCCTCGGGGAGCGAGCTGCGGTATATCCAGCTCAGACATCTGTTTCTTCGCTCGCCGGCGGATGGACTGCGGTCGGAGGTTTACATTCCCGAGGAGGGATGCAAGAACAATGCGCGGCCTCGCAAGCTGCCGTTGAACAACCTGGCCCGCTGGGCGTTTGAGCAGTGCTATCTGAGAGCGCTTCGGCTTGGGTCGACGCGCGACGAGCATTACTTGTTTCCGTTTCGCGTGAAGCGGAATGAATTCGATCCGGCGCGGCCGGCGTCGCGATCGTGGATCCGGAAAGACTGGGACCGGCTGCGCGCGGTGACGGGGTTGCCTCAGCTCCGGCCTCACGATCTGAGGCATCTGTTCGCGACGAGGCTGCTCGAGGCGAGCGTGAGTCCGGAGATCGTGCAGCAGCTGATGGGGCACAAGAGCCCGCGCATGATGGACTACTACTCGCACCTGAGGATGGAGCCGAAGTTCGCGGCCGTGGACGCGATCGAGGAGGCGGCGATCCCGCGCAAGAGCGTGCTTTCGGTGCGGCTGTGGCCTACGGCGGGAGCGAAGCGGGCGTGACTTGCGGCCGGGGATTCGAGTCCCTGTTCCCCTTTCGCTCGCGGAGGGTACCTTGAGAGTTAACCGCTAGTCTGATCTATTTTGCTCACTTTTGAGGTTATTTGCTGTTTTTCCACAAAAGAGCTATTGACAAACAAATACTCGACGCCGAGAGTTAGCGTCAACCTTCCAAGCGGTTTCCGGAACGGTGTGAAGTCGATCCAGTTTAGAGCGCCTGCCTGAATCGGATTGGTACCCTGCCTTACAAGCAGGATGTCGGGGGTTCAAGTCCCTCACTGCCCACCACGAATCTGTTTTTTACCTTCCTAGAGCGTCCAAGAAACTCCCATAAAACCAAATAGAATCAACGATATTATATCCAACGCCGTCCAAGGCGGTAGTATGGAAGCTAGAGGTTCTTGGTGGTATTTCTGGAGTACTCGTAACTGCTATTTGGTGGTATTTCCAGAAAAACTCCATCAACTCCAATATCCATGCGAGTTTCCGCTCATTTGCGGTCTGGTGGTATTCCACTGCGGGTTCGATTGAGGGCCGGGACTCGAACTCCCGTTAACCTCTCTTTTCGGCGATGGATTCACAGACGGCTGAACAGCGGAGGGAGTTTTCTCCTCGCATGGTGGTATCTGAGGAGGTGGTATTTTGCTGACCGACACGGAAATTCGGAAATCCAAGCCCACTGACCAGGCGTACCGGCTGCCCGATGGCAGAGGGTTGTTTCTCTTCATCACCCCGACGGGTAGCAAGCTCTGGCGCTTCAAGTACCGGCATGAGGGGAAGCAAAAACTCATGGCGCTCGGACAATATCCCGATGTGCCTCTGGTGCTGGCACGGGAGCGCCATGCTGCGGCTCGCGTGCTGTTGGCGACGGGTGTTGACCCGATGCAGGTGCGGAAGACTGAGAAAATCGCGCGCAAGACAACTTCAGAGAACTCCTTCCAAACCATTGCGGGCCTATGGCTCGAACACTGGCGCGTTGGCAAGAGTCGTCAGCACGCAGACTCTACACAAAGGCGCATCGAGTCGAATGTTTTTCCACTGTTAGGTGCGCGCCCCATCACGGAAATTGAGGCCCCGGAATTGGTGGCGATGGCCAAGTCGATAGAGGGGAGGGGCGTAGGCGATCTGGCCAAGAGGGCGCTGGAAACGACCGGGCAGATATTCAGGTTCGGCATTGCCCACGGCTATACGAAGCGCAATCCGGCTGCCGAGATCAAGCCCAGCGACATTCTGCGGCCAACGAAGAAGACCAATCTGGCCCGTGTCGATGTGAAGGAGCTGCCCGCCCTGCTTCGGGCCATCGAGGTTTATCAGGGCACGCATATTACCCGGCTGGCCATGAAACTGCTCGCCTTGACGTTTGTCCGTACCACCGAATTGATCGGGGCTCGCTGGGAAGAGTTCGATTTTGAAGAGCGCCGGTGGAATATCCCTGCATCGCGGATGAAGATGCGAACCCCGCACATCGCCCCGCTGTCCTCACAGGCAATCGAGGTCCTGGAATTGCTGCGGTCATTGGCGAGGAGCGAAGAATTACTGTTCCCTGGTGATCGCAACCCTGATAAGCCAATGAGCAACAACACAATTTTGCTGGCGTTGAAGCGCATGGGTTACCAAGGCCGGATGACGGGCCACGGATTCCGTGGGCTGGCTTCCACGATCCTGCATGAGCAAGGTTATGCGCACGAGCACATCGAATTGCAACTTGCACACGCGCCACGCAACGCGGTGAGCGCCGCCTACAATCACGCCCTTTATCTGGAGCCACGCGCCAAAATGATGCAGGACTGGGCGGATTTTCTGGAACGGACACAGCGCGGGGGCATGGTGCTGCCCTTCCGTGGAACTGCGGCATAGCCATCCAGTCAACTAGGCCGGCAGAGAATCAAACCGCGCCACACGACTGGATTCGAACCAGCGACCTCTTCCGTGTCAAAGCCTCTATTTCCACTACTTTCAACAACTTACAGGCCGCTTGAGACTGCAGAACAGCGCCCAACAACGCCTAAGACGCGATTTAAGCAGATGATTTAACAGGTGAGGCTCGCACCCGACCTGTCGCAATTGCAACGCTCCTGAAGAACGACCCTTTCCATTTAGATCTGAATTGCAAAAGAGAGACCTGTAGTCCGTCAAAACTCATGAACGCTCTCGCAGATTGGG